GACGAACGTTTCCGTCGTTGCCCACTTGGGTGGCGGTATGGATATGTCGTAATATCCATCCGCGCCCGGGACCGGATTTTTCAAAATCCCGTCAACGGCGTTGCTTGCGGCCTGCAAGCACTCTACCCAGTCCGGAGCGTGCTTCTGCGGCCATGTCGTAAGCTGTATGTCTTTCGGGTCAGTCATCGATGAATACTGCCATTTTTTGAAAACAACCGAGAGCACATCATTGCCCCACCACGAGGGTCTGGCCACTCGGTTCATGATACTGGATGCCACAGCCGCTTTTCCTTCATATGATTCCCCGCGAGCCTCGCGCCAGATCACCAGGGCAAGAAAGACTTTTTCTGTTGCCTCGTTTACCAGCGTTATGAAATCCATCACTTTTCTCCCTTGTTTAACGGTTCATCTTTTACAAGATCCTCCAGGGTGCCTTCTGCCCGATGGGTTTTACACCATTGAATCCTTGTTCTTACGGTATAGCCCTGCTTATTTTCAAAAGTGATTATCTGATCAGCTACAGGTTCACCCTTACATCCGATCACGCAACATGCCATGGTTCACCCCCTGTCAAAAAAGCTTCATTCATCTTCTTGTCAAACGCGGTTGCTTTCTTTTTGCCCTCCTTTAAAACCCTCAAATCTTCCGGCCAGGTTAAAGACCATCGTCAGGAGTTCATCCCTTCTTGCCTCAATTCGCGTCATCCGCTCTTCATGACGCTGGTCTGCGACACTGAGCATTGCCTTTATTTCAGAGATGCCGGCCATAATAACGACCTGCTTTGATACGCATTCTTTCGAAGTTATCATCCTGTCGTCGCTGCTTACCGGGCTCATCCTTTCTTTAAGCTTGCAGGCATCCACTCTTAAATCTTCAAGTTGCTCATCATGCTCCTTGACGGTTTGTACGATCTTTCCGATGAGAAAAGCCGTTGCCGATAAATTGATAAGTGTAAATGTCGCTAAAGAAATTGCTGTTTGAATCCAACTTTCCATGATCATGGCCGCCTTTTTTTATCAGTTATTTGCAAGAACACAGTCGCCGAAAACGTGTTCATGCGGTGTACATAAATTACGCACCGATGCGCATCTTGATTTAAAAGGTTTAAATCCTGTCATTCGGCGTATCTATAGCCGATATCCTCCAGAAGGCCCCGTCTTCGTACCGCGGTACAAGTTCGGGTTCCGGGTATGGGTAAAAATTCTGAATCTTCCATTCCCACGTTGTGTGTGCCGGGCTCAGTCCGTCAGCATCCGTAAAAATGGCAACTGCATTGTTGGGCACCAGGGTGCCGGCCGTGTATTGTGCAGTAAAATCGTCATAAATCGGGTCCCCGAACTCTTCACCAAAATAACCGGATTCGCATTGGTGCCAGACTCCCCAGTTCAGGCACCCGGCGTTTGGGGGGTATGCCCCACCGGGTACTTGCGGGTAAAACCCTTGCCATACCTGGGGATAATACTTTTTATCCGTAACTGGTATCAGGTCACCGCAGCCGTCTTGGTCCAGCTTTTGATAAAGGGCGATCATCAAAACCTTCATGTTTGCAAAATTGTGCACCGTGTTCAGTGTCGGTACCGCTGCCAACGGGGTTGCGTATTGGGCACGTTCAATCTTTTTTGCAATGATCTCCCGTGAGTGCGGTATCGCCTCATGGCCCCGGATTCCGCCATAAAGATAACTTCCGTGCGGGTACTCGCCCGGGTAAATACTTGACCCGAAATGGATATGATCCAGCGTCCCGTCCGTACACTCGCACCAGAATTCAAACATGGCATCGCCCGTCCCGTCTATCTTGGCCAGGTAAAGCTTTGCCGGAAAAACCACACCGGAGAACGGCCCGCACACGTCGTATGCGTACAAAGGGGAGGGTGGACTGCTTGGGGCATGGCTGCTTGCCGTGTGCACCTTCCCGGATTCCTGTTCGATCAGATAAACCGTCTTGATTTTTGTCGGGGTTGTCCCGTTTATTTTTATCCGAACGTAGCATTCACAGGGCTTCGGTTCAGACTCAAAACCGATTACATAAGGTGTTTCTTTATTCTCTGCCGATCGGTTCCGGTATTCCACGATCACCCGGTCTCCAACCTCAAAGGCAGCGCCATTGCAGTTCATGTATTCAATCGGTACATCGGTCAGTTCAGTTTCTCCGGTCACGTCTATTCCTTGATGGCAGGATAATACGGTATCAATTGATACGCTGCATGTGTCGTCGTCGATTGCCGTGATCGTCCCGGCCCGGTATGTCGGCATCCACTTTTGCCAGCCGGCCATCTGAATGAAATTAAGCACCGCCTGTGCAAGACTCATAACCATAACGTGCATCAGTTGCCCGTCACGCCCCGGATCAAAGTCCGCCCTGCCGTCATAGCCTGGGCGAACCAGCACCTTGCCGGTTTCAAGCTGTCCACCAAGTTCGATTGTTCCCACTTCTCCTGTCAGATCCTCTGTGAGGTCCACACACCACGCAGTCATTTCCGGATCTTCGGGAAGCATCTCGAAAAGCTCTTTTTCATTTTCAAGCGCCGCCAGTTGCAGTCTGGCCCTGCCCAGTTCATCATGGTCTATGGGTTCGGCTATAAGCAATTCGACGATTCTTTCTTCCTGCTCGATGATTTTCAAATCAAGAACATCAAGTCTTTCTTGAAGTGTCGCACGGTAGTAGTTCAGCCTCACCTGGTACAGGCCGCCGTCGCCACCGGATATGATTTCGCCTTTTCCCATGTTAAGCCTCGGCCGTTGCCTGGATGGTGATCGATTTATTCATCGGCCCTTCGTCAAGCCGTATCCGGGTTACTTTGGCTGTGCCGACCTCTTCCAGTGCCCCGTTGATTTTTGCAGTCAGTACGATATAGCCTTTTGACCTGGCTGCAATTGCCCCCGATAAGTCAAATCTTCGGGTTGTAACCTGCAACCCTAACGATCCATCGCGCCGCTTGAATACCTGGAAAGAATTTATCGGGATCATAAGGTCTGCAAAACCGGTCTTTGTCATCTTGCAGATCACAGTTGTTGCGTTCATGAATCGGACTCCCTCACTTCCATAAAAGCTCCTGCTGAAGAAAAGGAATGGGTGACGGTTCTTGCAATAAAGCTATCTCCATCGTAAGTAACCGTATCGCCGGGTTTAAGGTACAGATCCGTAACCTTGGTTCTTAACGACAGTTCGCCATAAGACTGTCTCCGGTAAATGACACCTTGCAAAGGTGCTGTTTGTGGCCCCTTGTTTTCTTCTACAGGCCGGGTGCCGGATAACACCATGTGCTGCAAATTCTGGTTGCCCGTGATGGTCATCTTATCGATAGGGGCATTAAAAATATCCGCCACCAACAAATCTTCGCCGTCTCTTGAAATAATCACCGAAACAACAAAATATCCTTCAGAGCGCAGGGCAACTTCAGCAAAACGGTGCAGTCCGGGTATCGTTATTTCCGAATACGAGGGGTATCCGCGCCGCTGCCGTGACGAGAAGGCCGAGACCGGTACAATGATATCGGCAAAACCATCACATTCAATCCTGCACGCATAGCGTCGTTTTACGCCGCTGGTTAGCGAAAGGCACTTGACGCCCGTAACGCCGCCGGTAACAAACCCGAGCGCAGGCACTGCCGTCAATACGCAGAGCAGGCCGGAGATATCCGCGCTACAGACTATTTGTGACGGTGGTGGGCTGATCGTGCTGCTCAGCCCCGCTGTGGCCCCCGTAGCGGTTGTTTGGCCCGGCGCCGCAGTGATAACCGCTGCATTCACAACGCCGCCGCACACGCCTGCCGCGTCGGCCTGGCCTGCGGTTGCAGGAATTATCTGCTTGATTCCGGCAATCAATCCGGTCGCCGTCACCATTCCAGGATCAGGCTTTATGTCACCGGGTATGATCTTGATATCCCCGCAGTCGGCAGTTGCTGTAATCGCTCCCAGCCCAGCCGGTAAAACGACGCTAATCCTGGATAACACCCCGCTTGCTGTCGCAAATGCGGGGTCCGGTTGAATCACGACATTTCCGCCACCGCTGGGGGCTTTGGTTCCGGAAAACGGTTCCCCCTCATAAGTTGTGTCCAGGCCGTCGAGGGAGCCGGTTCCTGTTGCAATATTGCAAAACGGCTCCCCGTTGAACGAAGCGTCGAGGCCTTTCAGATTGTTGAAATTCGGCAATGCCATATCGTTTTATTTCACCATTACGCCCGAAGGAACGAATAGTTTCTTTACTTCAAAATTCAGAAAATGATCCCCGGTGATGTTCTCAAGCGTTATTTTCGGGGCAGTGGGCGTCAGTAAAATTTCGTTATCCCGGACCGCAGAAACGAAATTGCTTTGGTCTTCCGGCGTTACTGTGATTGTCAGGGTCCTGTTTCTGTTTTTCTCAATTACGAAAAGCTGTTTTGTAAATGAAGACGTCCAGCCTGTAACTGTATTGGCGATGGTTGCCTTTCCGGTGCCGGTGACTTCCTCTTTAATGACCGCGCATTCCAGTTCCACTGAGTATGCGCTTTCATTGCGGCTTATGTCGTACGCTGTTACAGCAAAAAATATGGGACTGGTCTCCGAAACCCCTGTCAGCACGTAGTCCGTTACTTTGCCTACATCGACAATAACGCTGTATGTCCGGGTTGCCTTGCCATAGTAAAGCTTGTACCCGCTCACTGTGGGTTCCGTGTTGGCGTCCCACGCCAGATGCACCGAAACGACAAATAAAAAAATCTGGACCCAGGTTCTATTTTTCATGGTCTTGCCTTCGTTATGTTTGGCTGCAATCAAAGTCATCGACATAAACACTGTAGGTCGTTCCGCCATAGGCCCATGCTTCTATCTCCACCACTCCCGCTTCCGTCGGGGTAAAATTGATTGTAAGCTGCTCCCAGGTATCCGCCGCCGCAACCATTGCGGCTGAAACATCCGTAGCAACCCCGGCAATCTGTCCGCCGCGACAAACAAGCTTTCCGGTGATTCCGGTATCGGTTCTCCGGAACCAGCAAGAAACTGTCACCTGACTGCCTGCAGCAACGGCAATTTTTGCCAGCGACATGAAAAGGGGATAGTAGGCGCTTCTGTTTGCCGATGTCGGCGACATTTGCCATGCAATCCCGGGCGTAGTACGTCTGACCGTTGTTTGAGACTTTATGATTCCACCATCTGTGTAAACGTAGTTGTTGTCCGGAGATCCGTCATGGACGCTCAAGCAGATCCTGCCATTCAGCCAGGCCGTTTGATTGGCAACCTTGGTGGCTTCACCAAAGGTGCAGCCCCTGAAAAACTGGGTACCGGGTGAAAATGCGGACACGGCCCCGCTGGCGTTTGATGCGGTGGTGGTTCCGTTGATTTTGTTATCCAGGGCAGGGGATGAGTCGATAGAAAATCCATTGGCCCCCGAGTTTTTGACATTCGTGATTTTAAACGTGTTCCGGATCGCATTCGCATTGATTGAAACATTTGAAGAGCCGTTATTACAGACGTTTTCTGCCGTGATTTTGTTCACATAGGCCGCAGCAGCCGATATGCCGTTACTGGTGTTATTGTTCGCATTGCCTATGGTTATTTCGTTTCCGACATTATTTGATCCCGCGTACAAAACACCTGTACCCGTGGTATTGTTGGCGTTTTTTACATCAGCTTTGCAGTAACTCGCCCCGGAAAGGTAAAGCCCGGCGTTGTCATTGCCGCACAAGCTGTGGGCAGTTACTTCACAATAAGATGCGGTAAGAAGACACACGCCCCGCATTGACCGCACCATGTTTATTCTGTTGATCAGGACATAGTTTTTGTTCGAAAAATCAATGCCGTTGCCCCTGCCTGTACCCACGTCAAAATAGGTTTCTCCGTTCTGGTTCCCGGTGGACGGTTCATATCCGCCCTGGAACTCGATCAGGCTTCCAGGTGTTCCGGAATCTTGAATGGTACAGACAGTGGATAAAACCCTGAAACATTCCCGCTTGTATGTTGTTACGGTTTCGGTCGTTCCGTAATACCCACGCCCCGTATTTGCGTTTATTGCCGGCCCGTTGTCCAGCATGACCGCTGTGCCATTGATGGACTGTATCGGGTACCAGCCCTCGTCTCCGCCGCTGGCTGCCGGGTTCTTTGATATCAGGCTTGTCAGGCTTAAAGAATCGGCTGCACTGCTCGCCTTGCAGGCGATGATATTACTAAGCAGGACGATTACTGTTGCAGGGTCCACGATCGCATAAAGGGCCACGGACTGGATGGAAGAACCGAGCGCAGATCCTTTGTTTATGGTGCAGGGAAGTTTATAAGAAGAAACATCGGTTGCCGGTATAATAAACTCGTCAACAATCACGTCCCCGGTCGTATCGGAACAAAGGCACAGCTTTAATACATTGGCCGCCAACACCGTACTTGCAAGAAGCCAGAAAGAAAGCTGATGGTATGCCGAAAAATCGACAGCACTCCCGAGTGCCTTGTATCCCACTTTTCCGGAAGTGAAAGCCGCGGCGATCGAAAGAGACACAGAGCAAGTGCCTATTTTGTAATTCGAGGTGTTTGTCGTTGCGGTTACATTTGCAGTCGGCGTCCAGGCCGTTGCGCATAGGTCAACATTTGCGGTCAAAGCCGATGCAAGGGTTACGGTTTTGGACAGGTTATTCCACGTCGCGTTTCCGATGCTGGTTGGATTCGGGGATTTTGCAACCTTGATGATATCCCCTGGGGCAATCCTTGGCGCAGTTGCGCCGGAAGTGATTGTTTTCCAGGCCAGCGCCCAGGTGGAACCATCGTTGGTGTCATTCCCGCCTACCGGGTCTATATGAAATATCGTCATGGCTTATAGCCCTTATCCGATGTCCAGTCCCGGCGTCTCGATGATCAGTCCGGTACCGTCTTCCGCCGTTTTATCGATCCCGAAATCAATGCAGCAGGCAATGGGATCACCCGCAACCGAATCATTGTAAATAATCGCCGCGCCGGATGGCCCGATGGACCCGCCGGAAGCTGTCCAGGAAACATTTGCCCATCTTGTTTCTGCTTTGTCCGTGATATCGTTTTCTGTGATCGAAACCCCGGTCAAGACCTTGCTGTTCTGGGTGTAACCATTGCCGGTTGCCAGTTGATCCGCCGTCACATCCGCAAGCTCCGCGTGGGAATCTTTATCAAATGCAAATGTCGTGTTCATCAGGATGATCTTGTAAGTATCGCTCGACTCATCTATCTGCTTTGTTTTAAGCAGGTACTTGTAGTGGTTGGGGACCGTTACAACGATTGCCATTTTTCCATCTCCTGAATTCTGACTCCTGGATTCTGAATACCTGTGTAGTTACGTCAATTTTTCACAAACCATAAAACTTAAAGACACATCTGAAGCCGTAATCCTTACCTTTTGCAGGAACCCCGCGAACACACCCTCCGGACAGGATAAATGCACCAGGTCTTGACCCATAAACATCGCCCATAGGGTCTCCCGGATATCTTCCGGTACCTGAGTCGTTGTAAAATCAAAGCTCCTGTCTGCATGCGTTACGCCTCCATCGGTGATGACAGCGCCGCCGTCAAGGGTTGCGGTCCGGGAAAGGCGCCGGCTTCCTTCCCTTGGTGGTGGTGCGGTCATGTCGAGTAAGATAAAGTCTCCGGAGTCTATGGAAGAAAATGATATCAGCATGCCGTTATCCTATCCCCACCAGGAAGGCCGGTAAGCTTTCACTGATACGCACCTGGAGTTTTTCACAGAGGCTCATCAATAAATCTTCAAGTATCGGTTCCAGGCCGGTCGTATCGATGTTGATAAGTGCCGTGCCGGATTCAAATAATTCTTTTCGCATGTCCAGCAGTTCGAGCTGTTGATCGATCAGTTTTTTCTGAGATTCGAATTCAGTGTTTTTCAGCTCCATGTCTTCGTCAATTGCCGCGCGCCAGGCTTCAGCTTCAAATTCTTTCAGTTCCCAGGGCTGATCGGCGAAAAGGTCTTCAATTTCCTGTCGTGTGGTATCGACGCTGGTTGAAAAATCATCGAAAATCTGTACGTAATTGCCGGCTTCCACGCCGATATCAAGTTCCACGGAATCGGGCAGTTCTCCGATCGCACCGCCGAGGTCCGATATCTCACCGCTAGGATCCCCGCTGAAATAAAAATCAAATTCATGTTCGGAAGGTATGCTGTCAATCAGGTCATTGACTTCCCCGATTGCAGACGAATCGCAGTCAAACGAAATTTCTTTTTCATCGGGCACACCGTCAACGCCCAGGTGAATTTCATTGATACCGTCGCTTGCATTGTCCTCAAGGCTGATATCCAGTTCCACTTCAGCAGGCATCGTGTCAATGGCATCGCCCAGGCCGTCGGCCTTTTGGGCAGCTTCACCGGCTTTGCCGCCGAAGCTGCTCAAAGCTTCGCCCATTTCACCAATGGGGTCCGTCATGTTGTCGATGGCTTCAAAGATAATCTGGACTGTTTTTTCAAGATCGGCCACGCTGATGTCTCCTGTTTTTTTCCAGGTAGTAGAATCCCCACAGGTATGTCTCCGCGTCTGTTAAAAAACCCTGGGGGAACAGATCGGGTCTGACTTCGTACAAGAAACGCCCCCTGGACGCACAAAGGTTCATCAGGGTTCTGATGTCGGCTCGATTCCAGAGGGCTTCAATTTTCCCGGTTCGTAACCCATCCCGGTCAACGTTTCTATTTTTTTGGTCAGGATTTGAAATTCAATCGGATACGTCATGTTCAGTTTGAGCGCCAGGGCAATATCACATGGCGGGTCCACGCTGCCCGCAACCAGAAGCTCGGCCCGCAGGGCAATATCCATCGGTACCGTGCCATCAGTACCCGTCAAGTGCTTTACGGCTTCAACAACATCTTCCGATTGCTCTTTTACAAGAGATTCAAGAAGCGTCTTGATGGTCTTTCTGTTTCGCGCGGCCATTTCCTTGCAGTGGGCCAGTTCATTGCCGTTCAGGCCTTTTACGATCCATTCAGGTGGCCCTTCGAACCAGTCTTTTAAATCAGGCAAAGAAACGGCTTCGGTCCTGTAGGCAAACTTGGCCTTCTTGAACTCTTTTGATTTAAAGGGCATGTCAAAACACTCCTTTCCGCCAAATAGTTCATTCCATGGTGCCTGTGCTGTACAGGGTCAGCAGTTCTCCTTGTATCCAGATCAGTTTCCAGTCCGTGTAATAGAAATTCCCCAGTTTTTCGATAACGACAAGATTGCCCTGGGTGTAAAAGGAGTACGTATTAAACAGCTTCCCGTCAGCCTTCAGAGTCGCTGTTCCGCAGGGGCCTGGGCCAAAAGGGCCTTGTTCAAAGAAGATTTCATAAAGGGTTCCGGAAAGGGTGACAGCATAAGTGTGTCCGGCAATATCCGTTTTGATATCCCCGGCCATGGCAAAGCTGGTCATTACAAACATCAATGCTATCAACTGACTGGCAATTATAGATTTTCTCATGGTCTTTCTCCTTTAATTACGGGTACAGGGTAGCGGTTTTTTCAGTCCTCAGTCCTCAGTCCTCTGCCCTCAGTCCTATTTATTTTTATCCGGTGATTCTCTTGCCGGGATCTATCGCATTTATGGTGCAGTCAGCAGTAATGCTGCTTCGTGCCGGATAACTCGGGGTAATCCCGAGATATCCTTGAGTCAGGATATAATTTTCAGTCTGGAGTCTGTCCGCGTAATACTTGAACCATATCTTTTTCCCTTCTTTTTTCAGAATCGGGTCCGAAATACCGTTCTCCAGAAAGACTTTGAACTTGCCGTTTTTCAGTGATGAGCTGACTTCCCCGATGGCGCCGCCGTAAACCGGCTGGGAAGACGTTGTCATACTGATTGCAGCCGGCTGAAAGTCCGTTGCCTTTAAGACTTCCGTGAAATCCGGCTCGTAATACTGGGCATAGACTTTTTTTGTGGTATTCCCGGAATGGTTGCACATCAGGGCCGTGCTGAGATCGACACCTGCAACACCGATCAGCGTATCCTGTTCGCGGATCAGATTGATCTTGACGATTGCCGGGTAATTTGCCATTTCGCGGTGGCGGTTCGGTACCGCCTTTATTTCGCTTCCGGCAACAGGCGCCGCTGTAATGGATGAAAAGCGCACCTGGGCAATCTCGACGCTGCCAACAGAAATGAAGGGGGGGCCACCGTCAGCGCCGCGTACTTCTGAAAAAGCTGTATGGGCAACGCCGCTTACAACCGCAACGACCCCGGCTGAAGTAATGGTGATGGAATTGATCCGACATATATCTGTGCCTGAGCCGCGCAGGCAGGCTTTATCAGCGCTTGCCGAAAGGGTGGCTGCAACGCCGGCCAGGTTCAGGGATCCGGCCGATAAATCAACCTTGTCATTTGCCGCGGACAGTGCAGGTGTTACAATCAGCCCTGTCAGGACTCCGTCTGCTTTTACAACAGGCGAAAAACCAGCCTCGTCAGACCAGCATTCTGCATTGGAATTGAATGTTTTATGATCCCCTGCGTCGGCAAGTTCGGTCATAGGCATGAAGGTTTGCCCGTCTTCGTAATACAGAACTGAGTTTTCGGCGGTTGTCATGTTTTCTCCTTAAAGTACAGGGTGCCGGGTACAGGGTTTTTCCTGCCCCCTGATTCCTGATACCTGCCCCCTTTTTTTATGCGTAAGGGTCGTTTATTTTCGAAAAATATTTAATCGTGTAGTTGGCTGTTACCGACACGGTGTCTTTTGATGCGTAGTCATTTGTTCCGCCGGATGCGTAATGGATTTCTTCTATAAGGGCCGTGATCTTTGATCCCAAAAAAGCTTCCCGCAGATCCCCGAGGATCTGTTCTGCAAGTACGGAAGGGTTTACGATCCCGGTCATTGCAACAGCTTCCGCCCGTAGCGGCATCGAGCAGAGATACTCACCGCCGCCGATCCGCTCCGCTGTTTCGGTAAGCGGATATATGACGCATGCAGGCAGTCTCGACGGATCTATTTTTGTTATCGCGCGGAATGTGTTCTGGCCAATATCTGTGTTGTATCCGTTATCCGCAGTGATGCACGCCGCACGCGACAGACAGGCCTGAATGATCAGTTCGCGTTTTGAATCAGACATTTGCAAAAACCTCTTCTACCGCTTTTTTGTAATCCGTTACGATGTCTTCGGCGCCGGCGTCCGTTACCGGATCAATCAGTTGCGGCTTATCCTGGATATCCTGCACCCGCACGGTTTGCAGGCGCTCTATCGGGTATCTGTAATCCTGTGCTTTTGCGACATACTTCATCCAGGCGTAAACCTCTCCGGGGGCTCCGCCGCCTTGGTTATTCTTGCGGCTGAAAATTCGCCCCTTTGAAACAAAGACGTGCCTGAATTCATGGGTTACACCCTGTCTGTAAATCTTTGCATGTACCGGCGTGGGTTTTTTCCAGCTCCAGGACGCGGCATCTTCGGAAAAAGCGCTCAGTTCAATGGGTTTGCCTTTTGAAATGACCGCTGCCTTAAAATCTTTGAGAGCAGCTTGTGAATGGTGCTCAACCTTGATTTCTGAACTCACGCGCTCGTCATCAATGTTCAAAACTTTTACGGTCTCATAAACGACTTGATCTTTTGTCTGCTCGGCGCATTTCGTGATTGTGGTTACGGCATTCGTGGGAAGGATCGATTTTAATATCCGCATTGTCGCCAGCGCATCATCGAAAGATACGGGCTCGATTGTCACGGAAATGCTACTGTTCATTGACCACCACCTTTACGACATATCCGTCGTTTTCTGTGACAGCATTGACGCGGTAGTCGGTATCATCGATCCTGAAAGTCTCGCCAACCATCGCTTCTCTGGACAGGTCATTGAGTGAATACTCAATATTGATTGCCTGAACCCAGGTTTGAGATATGCCGCCGGGCTGTAACTGCATCGATTCGGTAAGCATGACCTTGAAAGGCTCGATGGGCTCACCAATCAAAGGGGTAAATACGGCATCTACTCCACCGAGTTTGGCGAGCACATCAGCCCAGAGTCTGTTTTGTAGTATGTCGAAGTCAGTCATCGTTAAAACCAATGATGAAGGATGAACATTGACTAATTCTTTTTTCATTCTTCATTCATAATTATCTTTTAGGCCACCAGTTTTACCAGCACTCCCGGCCTGAAACACATCGGCAGCGGGTTGGACTGCATGTGTAAATTGAGGCCGCGATTGTACTGCCGGACATCCTGTTTGGCGTAAAGCGGTATCCCGATGGTATTTACGGTTTCCAGAAAATCGGCCGGCGCATAAATGGTTTTAAAGGTGTCCATTGTTCCCTGGGGGAAACAATGCCCTTCACCGTCGTTTATGAATTTTCGGGTGGCTCCTGTGGCATCCGTGGCAGTGCCGCGGTATTCTTCAAAAATAATCCCGCCATAGGAAAACCCCTTTCGAATGTCTCCGCCAATGATTTGTACGGCCAGGGCAGTGTTGTCGAAAGTGGCCTTGACGTTCGCATGCCCGGTCAGCGCATCAAAAAAGTCTGCGGAAACAAGCGCTCGCGGCTGGGTCATGACTTCACCGAGCAGGTTGTCTTCAATAAGACGAAGAACTTCCATGCATTTGGCCCGGACATCGGTTGTGGGCGTTGATAAGTCAAAATCAACGAAATTCTGTGTGATCCCGAATTCCGTATACAGGTTGTACAGAAGGGACCCGTCCGCATCCAGAATGATCCCTTTCATCGCCCCCATCCGCAAGTGTTCCAGGGTAATCGCGTACTTGTTTTTGGCCGATTGCATGTGGCTGTTGATGACACCGGCCAATGTCTGTGCCTGGTTCTCCGTGCCGAACTCACGGACAGCTTCAAATTCGGAAGCCAGGATCACATCGCTCAAGGGGATATGGGGGACGCTGAACGCCCGAACTTTTCTTTTACCCATCCGGTTCTGCTGTTCGGGTGCACCGACAGGCTGCGTTGACAGCAGGTTAAGCACCCCGTTCAGTTCCTCTACCAGCGCCACGCGGGTCGTAATCCCCTTGTCGGGGAAAAGGTCCAGTTCTCTGAGCCTGCCGTAATTGTTCGGAAGGATATTGATTGCCTGCGTCAGCGAAACCATGTTGAAGGCATCTGTATCAAAAGGATTCAGTAACATATTCGTACTCCTTATTTTTTCTGGTATATGTTCATGAAATGTTGCAGAACTTCACACCCGGCAATGAAAATTGACACATTCCCCCTGACACCTAAAACTCCATTCCCAGCATAAACATAAAAAACTTTGTGCCTTTGTGCCTCTGCCCCTTTGCTCCTGTGTCGTTAAACATCCGTTCTGTTGACAATCCCCGCTTCCGCCAACTGGGCCAGTGCGGCAGCCTTCTGGTCTTCCGTTGCGCCAGCCGGCCAGGTCAGATAATCGGCAACGATCTGGGCGTCCCGGACAATTGCAACAGCCTCTTTGTCGGCACTGGGAGTCGTTGTATCAACTCCGGCAATCATGATACCGTAGGCATCTTCAGACCCATCAGTCCCGGTAAGATTAAGCTCGCGGACTTTCCCGGATCCGGCCGGTACCGTAATGGTGAAAGAATCCCCGAGGGCAAAGTCCGTGGCGCCATCGGTAAGGGTGAAATTGATCGCCGGGTTGGAGTAGGCGCCCATAATGGCGTCCGGCAGCGCTTCACCATCCGGATCTCGTACCGAAAAAATCCCCCCGTTGGCAGCCACCCCGACGCATCGCAGGGTATAAACGCCGGCTTTAATTCTGGCTCCGCCGGACACGGAAATGCAGGTGCCGTTACCGGTGTTGGTTCCGGCAGTTCCGGTAGCGGGCACAGCCCCGGTTTTAATCTTTCCGATAACAGACCCCATCACAAGGTCCTGTCCGGCCAATACAGTGACCTGCTCGCGGGAGTGTTTGTTTTCCATTTCCCACTTGAGCAGATCGTTAAGGTAATTCCCTTCAGTCAATACAGTCGGCATGTTCGTTCTCCTTATCGTCCAAGTCGTTTATTTGTTTTTTGAAACTTCTTCAGCTCGCTTTTTTGCATCAGCCAGAAGCGGATTGCCTTCACCAGTGGCCAGTGGCCCGACAGTGGATATGATAGGCGCTTTTTCCGCAGCCTTGGCCCTGGCGTCCAGAATAGCGCTTTTTGCCTCATCGAGCGTCAGCCCGTCACGGATCATGGCGCCTGCGAGTTCCGGCATTCCCGCAACGTGGCACATTTCCACAATTTCTCCGGCAGTCGTGGCTGCAGGGCCGGGGTCAGGCGGTTCAGTCGCTGGAAGCAACTCTTTTATCAAGCGCGCCTCGATCCCTTCCAGGGCTTGGCCTTGCTCAGCGAGCATCGTTTTCACTTCTAAAAAGCTTTCCGCCAATGCCTGGGTGATGAAATCCTTCACTTCGTTCAAATTCATAACCATATCTCCTTTGCTTGAACTCATTTTTGTCATGACATCCCTTGCTGACAGTACGCCGTCTGCCAGTCCGGCTCCTACAGCGGCAACGCCCATATAAAAGCCCGCCTGTGTGGCAATCACCGCCGCCTGTGTCAAGCTTCTGTTTCGCGCTACGACAGCAGTGAGCATGTCGTAAAGCTTATCGACGTGGGCTTGTAGAACTTCCCTGCCATCTGCTTTCAGCGGTTCATGGGGGTTGAAATCATTTTTACGATCACCGGCATAAATGGCGGTATATCGAAGTCCCAGGTTCTTATCGAAGCCGCTTTGGTCAACATGGATGGCGATAACCCCGATCGAGCCGACCTGCGCGGTTGTCGGCAGATAAACTTCATCCGCCGCTGAAGCAATCGCGTAAGCAGCAGAAAAAGCCGCTTCATCAGCAATGGCAATGATAGGTTTGGTTCCCCTTGCGTGGTAGATTTCATCCACCAGATCAAAAAGGCCCGCGACTTCGCCACCCGGAGAATCGATGAGAAACAAAATGCTTTCAGCACGTTCATCGGCCATCGCTGCCCGGAAACTATCGCGGATATCCAGATATGACGTGGTCCACCAACTGTATGCGCGATAAGTCAGCCCGCCCGAAATCTCGATCAGGGCAACGCCGTCAATGATCGCGTAACCCGCATCCGCAAACACAATTTCATTTCCCGAAAAGGCGAATGTTTGTAATTTGTAGGCGCTCTTGCAGTCAGCAGGGTCCTTACTGGGCAATGCGACGTCCTTGCTTAGGAAGGGCACGTCCGTTGACTTGATACCCACCGCTTTTGCAGAAAGTATTTCATCAACTGCTTGCGGGGCCACCATCAACGCCGCGTTAAACAGTCTGGTCGGTATTTCCACTGGGATTTCCTCCTGTTTCTCCCATCGGTTTCCGTGCGTCCGAATCAAACACAAGTCCGGCCGCATCCGCCCGCTCATTATCCGCATGAATTTCTTCCTCAAGCGCTTCAACGTCCAATCCCCGCTCAGCCACTTCTTGTGTCCGGGAAGAAAACCCGGAGCGGACAAGTCCGGTGGACGCCTTCAAGTCTTTCAGCGGGTCAACCCACGGCCAGCCGTCAATCGTCCATTTGATCCGCGTATAAGATTTCGGGTCTTTTGCGTAACCCGGCAGCCGCATGGCATTTGACAGCTCAACCTGGGAAAGCCAGTACCTGGCAACCGGCCGGCATATCTGATATGCCATGACATTGAAGATAAACTGCTTGCATTGCCGTTGAAATTCGAGATTGCCTGCCCGGATAGAGGAATACGTCACCCCGGACAGGTCCCCTGTAAACTTTTCATAAGTCAGCCCGCCAATCCCGCGTGCTGCCCGCTGCTCCTGATGCTTGACAAAAGAGCCATAATTGCCCCCGACATCGGCCGGTTCCGAAAACGTGACGTTGTATCCGGGCGGAAGCGATGGAAACGTGCCTGGCTCCATCTGGATAACGGGGGAACCGGTAACATCGGCTTCCCCCTCGTTTCCAAAGAGTGGGGGCATGTTCCCCTCTTCGGAAGGCTGCGTGATAAACCCCCCGAACATAGCCGCCGTTTTTTTGCGCACCAGCTCGGCGTCATTGAATTGGTTCAGCTCGTGCATGGTCAGAATCAGGGATGCGAGCCACGGCCGCCCCCGCTGCTGTCCGGGGCGAAGCGGCTGGAATGCGTGAAGTATCTCAGAGGCCGGTATCCGAACCCGATCAAACTGATTCGCTGTGGTCATGAAGTACTCGCCAGGGTGCTCCCGGTACATCCAGTACGCCTTGCGTTGACCTGTTTTATCAAACTCGATGCCCATGCGGATTTCATTGCCGTTGGGGGCAATCGTATTGTAATTTTGGTCCAGGTGATCGGCTTCCAGTATCTGTAATTGCAGTGGCACCATAAGCCTGTTTCCCGGCCGCTTCGGGCAGAACCGGATGAAAACCTCTCCGGATTCAATAATCGCCCGCGCGGCAAGGGCCTGGAGTCCGTAAAAATCAAGCAGCCCATCCGCGTCTGCTTCCTGCGTCCAGTCCGACCAGAGTTGCTGCAACCTCTTTTTTAGTTTGGAGTCGGCAAGCTGCCAGCGGGGGGAAATACCCATCCCGACAATATTGGACACCAGACAATCCAGTGCTCCGCATATCTGAGGGTCATTGCGTGATAACTCACGGGACCGCGAACGGAGATTGCCGAGGGATGAGTATAGGGTGCTGTTCGGCCCCGACGTAGATGTGCCCCAGTTCGACAGACGACGGCCATTCCCCGCACCCTCAAAAGCGGTATAGGCGCGAATCTTGCGGCCCGAGGCATCCAATATCTTCAGATAGGCCATTAAACCCCCTTGCTCGTAGATATTCGGAAGTGCCGGGGTCTGCTGTTCAATGCGTTTATCTCCGCGATGAGACTGGACTTGTAGTCCTGCAAGTCCCCGAGCTTGGCTTGACCGTATTCAGCCATACGGTCGCCGTGAGAAATGCGGATGACGCGTTCTCCTGACATCAACTTTGCAATGGCTTCGTCAACAGTCGTCAGTAATGCGCTCAATTCTGATAGGGTCTGTGCCATGGCAATATTAATGCAGGGTTTTTTCAGGAAGGCAAATGGGACAGCGGACACCGTTCGCAGTATTCGCAATATTCGCTTAAAATTTGTGCACTCCTGCCGAACGGACACGATTAAATAGCAGTGGACTTTTCCCATAGGGCACCTCCAGAGCGGTTGAGTTACTGTGTCCAGAGTCGCCTATTCGCGTTGTGTCAATTCGTTTGACAGGCATGGCCGCTTTATCATAGGGTAATCTTAGATAAATGTTGGAATAACGGCTTATGGTAGTAATGGAAGCAAAAAATTGCAGGGGTGTTTTTAGGTGAAAGACTTCTGAGGATTACAGATTGTAAATTGTTACGGCCGGGGGGGCAGGAAACTGAATGATACCATTCGTATCGTGAAAGATTACCCTACTTATGATTATTGCAAGCTGTACGTAACAAAATGGCAATTGACTGATATGGACATACAAGCCATTATCCTCCTGTTATTTCAAAGAAAACAGTTATGAGCTGGTATTTATGCGGACAGAAAACAAAGTGCTTTCGGTCATTCATCCTTTTGTCCAATGTTTGTGGTCTCCCATGAAACGGCTGGGCACACCTTCAAGCAGACGGAAGGGGAAGGCAAAGGAGGGCGTTCGCAGTCCAGTGGACGGATTTTGAAACGATAAATGGACGCCATGTTATACCGATCCGCATAAGATGTCGTGATAAACTGCTAATCTGGCAGTAACCAATTGAATGCGTTTTTGTTAACATGTCTTCGGCAAGAAATCTCACGGCGTGATATGCGGACAGGAATCAAGAAATCCGCATGTTATGAGGATCAATATAATTATTGTTCGGTGTGGAGATAACGAATGAAGAAGGATCCCGAGTCTATTTTCAAGAAGGGTCTCCGTTCGGTGGCTGCATCGGTCCCAGTCGCGGCTTCGCTGTCGCAGTGGTGGGCGGAAATGGACTCCGATGCCCAGAATGAAGCCATAGAAGAGCTAAGGGAACAGGTCTCAGGCCTGCGCAATCCGATCATGGCTTGTCACCCAAGGGCCCCGGAGTTGCTCGCAGTCTTCTACAAACGAATAGAGGAAACCGGAGAACGTCGCTGGCCTGTTGACGATGAGTTGAGGGAGTTCCTCGAAGTACTCAGCCTCTGGGAGAAGCAGAGCCACGTCCAGGTCCAGCACGCAATCGGTAATAGGTGGATCAGCGTACGCCTCAGTGAGCCGCTATTCATCATGGCGGTGTATAACGCCGTGAAGGGCGACATCGCGACCGCCAAGCTACGGCATGCTGTGTGGGAAGCGATCAAAAGTGATGGAAAGGGCGTTCAGGGGCAACCTATTGCGGAAACCCTCGGTGTCCCCCTGCTGTATGTAGATGCCTTGTTCCACGTTCTTGAGGCGGAGGGAAAAGGCTGGAAATCAAAAACCATAGGTAGTTCATATTTCTCGCCAGATCCGGCCTTGTGCAAGTAGGCCACCGAACCACGGCATGGTTCAGATTGCCTACAGTCTTCGGCTTCCGGCAACTGCAGATGCCAGCAGTTGGGCGGCAGAGATAGGATAGTATTATGGGCACTTATACCCACTTGGAAGTAGCTGGATACCCGCTTTGGACAACAAAGAGCAAAGTCGACCCTAAAGCTATGTCAATATTTCGTGAGAGTGACCGAGTTGTCCGCAGGCGGTTTGTTTCCGAACGCAATTCTCTCATTTGGAGTGAGGGTGAAATTGCCAAAGACGAAACCGAGACAGCAATACTCTACTCTTGTTCCGTGACGCAGGCACTCGATCGACTATCCATAATGGGCATCACGCTTGAGCGTGTTCGCAGGGAATTTGAATCCATACGGCACAAAGAGATCGAAAAATACGACGAATGGGGGGCGGAATCAGATGATGGCGCGTGGGGAGAGGAAGTCGACTTCTTGTCCCAGCTCGACTTTGAAGCATACTCAGATGCGCTGAGACGCGTCATTACAAATGGACTGCAACCGCTCCCGTTCGACGATCGCGATGACCCTAATCACGACTCGGTGGTCAAGTATATCCTCAGCGACTCAGAAGAATACTGGCTCGGCTTCCTGTGCAGTGACATCCGATCGCTCATTCGCATAGCTTGTGAACTTGTAGACCCTCAAGCGAGTGTGGTTCAAGACGTAACCGACCTCGTTGAAGGTGGCTACTACTCTCGTGACCAAAAGATATGCTCAGAGGCAGTTTTGTCACTCAGTCAAGATCATCCTGAAAGTGCATCCCGAATCATTTTGACAGAGGGCTCCACAGATCGGGAGTTTTTGGAAAAATCCTTACATCTACTCTACCCGCATCTTATCGGCTATTACTCGTTCCTTGATTTCGATGGTATGCGCCCACAAGGCGGAGCTGGTTCTTTGGCGCTGATGGTCAAGGCATTTGCAGCCGCGGGCTTTTCGGATCGCATCATTGCCATATTCGACAACGATGCGGCTGCCGCCGACGCAATTCGCACGCTTGACCGCCTTTCGCTTCCAAAAAACATTGCGGTACTCACTTACCCTCCAATTGATCTACTGAGACAATACCCAACGATTGGGCCATCTGGCCAAGCTGACATAGACGTCAACGGATCAGCAGCGAGTATTGAGCTGTATCTTGGCCGCGACGTACTGCTCGAAAAAGGAACTCTGATACCGGTGCAGTGGAAGGGGTATATCAACGCGATTGACAGATACCAAGGCGAGGTGAGGAAAAAAAATGACATCCATGCGGCCTTTCGACAAAAGCTTGAGCGATCTAGGCGCGACGCCAATGCTTTTGATCAAGCCGATTGGTCAGGCTTGCGGGTCATTCTGGAGTCCATCTTTGCAGCATTTGATTAACGTTGGTCGCAAAAGTAACACCAAATTATGAGGTGTGGACGCTGACAAAATGGATGAAGAAAAAATTCAAGATATCCGAAGCATAAAGAAGCTTTTGAAAGATCAGGACAACTTCACAGCCTTAAGAAAAGCAATGCCGTTTATGCGTCCCTTTCTAAAGCTACTGAAAGTTGATACATTGAAGATGGACGACGCCTTTGAAAAATTTGATTCAATGAAAGATCAATTAAATAGGCTCGCCACCATACCTGATAAGTTCAATGATATTTTTGCGCCTTTGGGATGGATCATGTACGAGATGATGAACCTCGATGTGGCTGAGAGGGCAATATCATTGGCAGAGAATGAAAGTATTGCGGTAGCAGAGCAAGAATTAGCCGATTACTATACGCCAAAGCAAGTCAAATGGAGACTCCTGTCTATGTATGGTGTGAGGGCTTTTCACTCACGAATGGAGCTTGCTAACAAAGCGCTAATTGATTATGAGGAGGGCCGCTATCATGCATGTGTCCCAGTTGTATTGGCCTTACTTGACGGAATGGTAAACGAAATACACGGAAAACAGAAAGGCTTACGCCGAGGGTTTTCTTCTGAAGAAGCAGACCTGGAATCGTGGGACTCCATAGCGGGACATAGCAAAGGACTCAATGAACTAAAAAAGATATTTAACACCGGAAGATATTCGACCACGACGGATCCAATAACTATCCCATACCGAAACGGTATCATGCATGGAATGGATTTAGGATACGACAATGATATAGTAGCAGCCAAAACGTGGGCAGCGCTCTTTGCCGCACGCGAGTGGGCACTAAAAGCTGAGCAGGGCTTATTGGAAGAGCAGCCAGAGGAACCAAAGAAGTCATGGAAGGAAGTTTTCCACGTCATCGATGAACTGAATAAGGTTAAAAAGTACCAGGGTGAATGGATTCCACGTGAATGGACCCCTGAAGAAGAAACTATAGTCTTGGACAGGAATATATTCAACGAGACGCCTGAGCACAATCTTGCAGAATTTCTTATTCTTTGGAAACAGAAAAATTATGGAAAGATGGGAAACCATCTTTCACGATACATGAATGGACATGAGGTAAAGGCATTTCCAGCAAAAATACGGGGCATTTACAGCAAACTCCAGTTTACTTCTTTCAGAGTCGAACGGATCATTGAGACTGCACCATCAATCACATTGGTCGGTGGTGTTGTGGAGTACATCGACAATGGCTCGTCAGTGTCTAAAGGCATAACGGTAAGAATTATCGCCGAAACACCTGAAGGTGAAATGGCACTACGCATAACAGATGGAACAATTTGGCGAGTTATGGATATGAATATTCTTGCTGAGCGCTAAGGGATGTTCGCGGCGCAAACAATGCGCGTGGGAGTACTGGTGGGAGTTCTGGGGCATTACACCTAATTCCAACAAGTAAATGCACCAGATAAACCGGTGATTTTCGAGTTAGCAGAGTGAGAGACAATCCATGGAGTGGAACATGTTAGTCGACTACGAAGTTGTGAATTTGTCTGTGCCTGAGCAGTTTTCGGTATTTTCAAACGCATATCTCGATTCTGCTATTCGCTTATGTACTGTATTGGCAAGATCGACCAAGAAGGCAACATATGTAAGGGGCTCCGTTGTATTGTATCTTGCATTTCACGCAACCGAATTATTTCTAAAGGGCGCAATTCTAAAATCGGTTCCCGAGGAAAATGTGGGGTCAACACATAACATCGGAATTCTTAACAACAGATACAAAAATCTCTATCAAGGAAAAAAATACAGGTTCCGTCTTCTATTTACATCAGAGGAACCTGATTTTTCTAATATCGAGCCAGACAAAGTAAAAAAATATAAAATCATAATTGAAAATATGGAGAAGGACAATCCTCATGCTCAAAAATTCAGATACCCACAGAATAAGGAAGGACAACCATGGTCTGGACCGAACGGGTTTGAACCGTCTTCATTCCTACGTGAATTGAAGCAGCTCAGAGAACAATTTAACGATATATCAGAACTTATTTTCAGCTAATGATTTCTGTATATATGGTGAATACCATTGTGAATGATCTTTACCTGAATCTCAAAAATGTATTGCTAACAAGGGCATACTGCAGATCGCAAAAAGCGTGCGCCTGCTGATGCCCAGCGTTCAATGAAATGTTATCCTACTGTTGAGTATTGGACGGTTTGGAAATATTAATGATACCGATAGTATGTTACATTTTGCGTAAAGTTCAAACACTCCCATCTCAAATCATTTTTCCGGTTCATATAGCTCCATCGCTCTAAGTCCAGTCAGGTCGAATGCGCCGTCGGCGTTGTTAATCTCATTGCATGGTCAAAAAGAGAACACGGCCTTGATGTTTTAGGGCAGGGCTCATGATTCGACCGATACGGTTTGTCCCAGAGATGGCAGTCCGTGTTGGGCAATCACGCTTGCATGATCAATCTTCCTACGTTTTCTTGATCCCGTAACCAGTCCATCAACCATAATATAGGGATACTAGTGCCTTGCAGTTGAACCCGCCTGTAAGGTAACGGGGGGGTTGATTGCGACGTTGAAACCCCCGGCGCCGTCGGGAACAAAGGCTTCATTCTCTGCTTCTGTCGCTTGTGCCGAGTGAAAGTGTCTCGTTAAAAATATCTACCTGCCTTCGCAAGGGCATTTACAGCGGTATTAAAGACCTTTTTGCTCATGGGTCTTCCGCTTTATAATGGTTTTTGGGGGAAATCTGGGGGAATGGTGCAAGTGGGGCACCCGTATGTATTTCTATGTGTGGGAAGGACCCATTTTTGACGTAAGTGACGACGAAATGACGCTGAAGATGAAGGCAGGTGGCTGAAGGAAGGTAAGTGCGCTATCAATGAAACCAGGTGCCTGGGGCTGACAGTGGTGGTGACGCAGGTAGCAGATGTTGAAGGAAAGGTGGCGGAAGGCGGGTGATGGTTGAACCCGAAGGCAAGTGTGCAGAAGGCCGAAGATGGAAGCAAGTGCGCTGACGGTGCTGACGTCACGCCCCTTGCAAAAAGAAAAGAACGCAAGGGGCGCGCCGCTTGGACTTTGGTTTTGTTGCGGTATATCTGCTTTCGGATCGGGTCAGTTTGATGGTGGAAGCCTGGACGTGATGTGACTTATACGAACTTTCGGGTGTGTTGCGCCTGGGTGAAGCCCGGAAGTGATGAGCTGGCGTCGCGCACCTTGCGAAAAAAAGCAAGCAAGGGTCGCGCCGCAGGGGCGTGTGGTGCCGTGCCCTCTTTCTGCTTGCGGTGTCGCTTCGCTCCGTCAAAAAGTGGATAAAGGCATTGGTATTTGATAGTGGCGCGCCAGGTGAAGTGAAGGCGTCACGCCCCTTGCAGAAAAGCTTGCAAGGGTCGCGCCGCTGGAACTAGTGGTGCCTGGTGGACGAAAAAGCAAAAGCAAAAGCAAAAGCAAAAGCACCGCTTTGGCCGTGGTTGTTATTGTTGTTTCATTTCTCCGCTAGCGCCTACGCGTGGGTGTTGTTGTGGTGGATCTGGTGGTGGATGTTGATGTGGTAGTGGGTGTGCAAGTGTATATGGTAGTGGTAGCTGCTATACAGCAAAATGAGACGGGCGTTCCGGCTTCGCCGTCGGGTGTCTTCCGGCTCCGCTTCGCTCCGGTCTTCGGCAAAAAGCCGCCGAAGACTTCCCTCCAGCCCCCCTAACGCTCGCGAGTCAATGACATGACTGTTCGGTATTGCGTGCCCGCGTTCTACTTCATGTAGTTGACTCCCGCCGGGAGAAAAGCACCCGTCGGCAAGGATAACGCGCCTAAAGGCGCGATACAAGATCACGTGAGATACATTCGGCCAGTCACTCCCAACAGGTCGTGACTGGCCTCAAGGCCACTATCGAGAGACGCAACTGAAAAGCAAAAGCCCTGGCGCCACGTGAAAGGCAGTTCGGCCCGTCACTTCGCTTCACTACGTGACGGGCCTCAAGGCGGCCTTCCTGGGAGCACCACGGAAAGCTATGACGCCACATGCGGTGCCGTTCAGGCGGACACTCCGCTCCGCTACGTGACCGCCTTCAAATCACAACTATCGTGGAATGCCACGAAAAAGCCAGGACGCCGCGTGTGGTGCAGAGCAACCCGGTCACTCCCAAACAGCGGTCGTGACCGGGTTGCAAGGCCACTTTCGAGAGACGCCGCGGAAAAGCAAAAGCCGCAGGGCCACGTGAGAAGCTGACCGGCGCTCCCCAAAAAACCGGGGAGCGCCTATCAATCGACCTTTCAGTTTGGACAAAAAAGCAATAAGGAGGCGCCAGACACTCCGCTCCGCTACGTGACTGGCTTCAACATCATTTGATAAAAAGCCGCTGCGCCACTGCCAGGTGCTGGCCGGCGCTCCCGAAAAGCACGGGAGCACCTATGCGACGACCTTTCAGTCTGGACGGAAAAGCAAAAGCCGATAGGCGTTCTGACGAAGTTGACCGGCGCGTCCGGACACAAAACTGCCCGGCCGCACCTCGACGAAATTGGGTGCAATGCGTTCATTCAAAACGCTGAAGGAGTCGCGCGGCCACGCCGCAGTTGTATTGGCTGCTCTGCGGCCGTGCTCCGTCATTTTTGACAATGCCCGACCACCACCCCTTTGAGGGGTCGCGCGGGACAGGCAAAGTTGTATTGGCTTTGCCAGCCCCTCGCTCCGTGGATGACGCGGCAGCCGGGGCGGATGCTCCGCGCTGAAAATGCTGCCTCCGCACCCGCCCCGACAGCCGCTGAACCTATTTGATAAAAGCAAAAGCCCGCCCTGGACGTGTGGTGCAGTGCAGCCCGCTCACTCCGCAAGGGCCTACGTGAGCGGGCTGCAAGTCCACTATCGGGGGATGCCACGAAAAAAAACAAGGACCGGAACAGTGCCATATGAAGTGCGATTCGGCCGGTCACTCCCAACTGGTCGTGACCGGCCTCAAGTCCACGTATGGTTGCGTGCGCCACGAAAAAAAACACAGGCGGGCGTAAGGTGCAGGCCTACCGCTCACTCCGCAAGAGCCTACGTGAGCGGTAGGCAATCGACCTTTTGTGCCGTGACCAAAAAAACAACAGCCGCAAGGGCCACGTTCAGCAGCGAAGTACCGCTCCCAAAAAGCCGGGAGCGGTACTCAAGCGACCTTTGGTGCAGGGCCACGAAAAAAAACAGCCGCAGCGTCACGGCCGAAGCGCTCCCCAAACTGCCGGGGAGCGCTTCGGCTGAGCAGTTCGGCCCGTCACTCCGCAAGGGCCTACGTGACGGGCCTCAAGTCCGCTACCGAGAGACGCCAGGGAAAAGACGAGCTTGCACATTCAGTGTAAGAGTACCGCTCCCAAAAAACCGGGAGCGGTACTCAAGTGACCTTACGGTAAGACGCCATCAAAAAAGCCTCGGACGCCGCGGGCCAGTGCGCTCCCAAAAAGCCGGGAGCGCACTGGCTGTGCAAAAATCGGAACACCGGGGAACGCCGAGTGAAAAGCCCGCTGTCTGGACGTGAGGGGCACGCGGCGCGGCCCTTGCAGAAAAGCGCGCAACGGCCGCGCCGCCGGGAAGTGATGCGCATGGCCACGATCTGCTGGCGGAATAAAAAGTCAGTTTGATTCCCTTCTTTTGTGTGCCCGGCCGCATAAGGCCCTGGGGCAAGGAGACATAATGCGTGTTATGTCTAGCGAAGTGAGGGGAGGTTTTTGGCGGGATGGGTGCGGCTTTTTGCACCCAGCATGACAAAAAGCCACGGCTGATAAGAGCTCTTATCAGCCGTGCCGAACGCAGCGACTTGCCCCAGGGCCTTATGCGTCCTCTTGCTCGCTCCGCACAACCTTTCTGCCGGTGGAGTCGCTTCGCTTCATCAGAAAAGGATAAAAGCATTATTCGATAATACCCGCCCACCACCCCACGTGCTGAGCTTGCTTTCGGGAACCGCAAAAGGCCGCGGTACCCGACGCAGTGACGGCCCAAAAAACCGGGGAAACTCGGGACGTAAGGTGCGTGCCGCCGGATACCGCGCAAAAAGACGCGGCAACCGGCAGCATGGGACGGAAAAGCCGGTACGGGGAATCTGGACGTGCGGGGTGCGGCATCGATCACCAAACAGCCGGTCATCGGTGCCGGGGAACAGGTGGTGAAACGCGACGAACTACTTTCATCCGGGCACGGCAAGGAACTGTCTGGACGTTTGGCGGTACGCGAGCGGCAGGGCTGCCGGCACGTTTTACTAACAAAGGAATGAATAAAAAGCGACGGGTCTATGTTCGGGTGCTGGGGGACGACGGATGGCGCGGCAGCCGGGGTGGACGCTCCGCGGCTGAAAAAAACCGCCTGCGCACCCGCCCCGACAACCGCTTAGCCCATTTGATAAAAACGGGAGCACACTGGACGTATGGTGCAGTGCAGCCCGGTCACTCCGCAAGGGCCTACGTGACCGGGCTGCAAGTCCACGTAAGAATGTATGCGATGTAGAAAAAAACCGCGTGCCAAGTAAGGTGCAGGCCTACCGCTCCCGAAAAGCCGGGAGCGGTAGGCAAGTGACCTTTCGGTACGTTTAAAAAAAATGAGGGACGCCACAGTCCGTGCTGATCGGCGCTCCCCTAAAAACCGGGGAGCGCCTAGGCGACGACCTGTGAAACGCCAAGAAAAAAAAGCCGCATGCCCAGGGGGCCGAAGCGCTCCCGAAAAAAGCCCGGGAGCGCTTCGGCCGTGCAGTTCGGCCCGTCACTCCGCAAGGGCCTGCGTGACGGGCCTCAAGGCCACAATTGAGATCCGCCACAAAAAAAGCCGACAGGCCCGAGGGCCAGAGCGCTCCCCAAAAATCCGGGGAGCGCTCTGGCGGTGCAAAAAAAGCGGACAGCTGGTGGTATGCCCCAAAAAAAGCCGTTTGCGGGGTTAGGTGCCGGAGTACCGCTCCCAAAAAGCCGGGAGCGGTACTCAAGCGACCTTTAGGTGAGACGCCACGAAAAAAAACCTCGGATGCCACTGGCCAGCGCGCTCCCAAAAAACCGGGAGCGCGCTGGCTGTGCAGAAAATCGAGGCATTGGAAAAACGCCGAGAGAAAAGCCTGCCGTCTGAACGTGAGAAGCTCGCGGCACGGCCCTTGCAAAAAAGCGCGCAACGGCCGCGCCGCCGGGAACAGGGTGAGCAGCGCCACGATCTGCTGTCGGAATTCTGTCAGAAAAGGATAAAAGCATTATTGATAATGCCCGCCCACCACCCCACTGTTAAAAGCAGGATAAAAGATTTGAACGTGGAGAGCGGGCTCCGGAAACCTCGCGAAAAGCCTCGGTATCCATCGCATGGGACGAAAAAGCCGGAACGTGGTGAGCCCGGATGTGGGGAGTGCGGCACCGATCACCAAACAGCCGGTCATCGGTGTCGGGGGACGGACAGAGTTGCCTGGACAAACTACTGTTTTCCGGCACGGCAATGCGCAATCAACACGCTGAGGGAACATGCCACGGCCGGAGCAGTCGGCAAGTTTTACTAACCTGGATTCCCATGTTAACTTTTTGACTTAACATCACGGAGCGATTATCCCAGAACAATGCGGAGTTTTTTATCATTAAGCCAGGGTATCCGAGTTTCAATATTGTTTAAACCTGCGGCAATAAGTAGAGGATTGTGCGCACGTTTTTGAAACTCGATGGTTATTTGTTTTTTTGTAATTCTGACATTGCCTGTTGCATCAATAAAATCTCTGAAGAGATGACTTGATTTGGCATCTTCATAGCCGTTTGCGATTTTCAGAGCCAATAAGCGATAAAGGCTACTGGCCATTAAGGAGAGATGAACATCGAGATTGACTTTCATGGCAACCGATGAGGACAGGGCATCCATATGGAAAAAATCGATGCTGTCTTCGATTCGATTTTCTATGATCATTCTTTTGGCATAGCGATTGATCAATTTTGCTGCCGAGCATTTCAAATGGTTTGTTAAAAGAAACATCGGCTCTTCATGGCCCAGATCTTTAACCACCAGCTGACGGATTTCTCCTTGATAATCTTTCAGCGTGATTTTTTGATCCAATATTCGAGGGGTTCTATAGATCCGGGAAACGCTTTCCAGCTCAATCCGACGCCAAGCCGATACTGGTTCATCGTTGATCAGTTGGAGCATTTTTTGAGAGCGTCGTCGAAGGGTCATAAAGAGAATACCCATCTGGTTGAGTTTGTTCAGGTTTGCGTAAGTGGTCAATTTGGAATCGAAAATAAGCTCTTGCGGGTAATTTCCGGTACGCTGTTTCCAGAACTCTACAAACTGAAGGATTTCATCATTTTGTTCATCTTTTCGCAGATCTGCATTGGCATAGCAGAAAACACGGGTTTTTGCATCCTGAGCCAAAAAAACCAATATCCCTTTCTGCTTTCTGCTGCGTTTGGAGATATAATGCTTTTCAACCAGGGCATCTTCACCGTGAAAAGGGATGGAATGGAAATCCAGATCAAAAGAAGTTCCCCGGTCGATGCCTATGCTTTGCATGGCATCAAACCATGATTGCATCAGAATATGATAAACGGCTGGATCTACACGGCAACTGTATTCGGTAAGAAAAGCGCGTTTGGGTACGATATTTAACCCGGCAAACAGGGCAAGTCCTTGATCAAGGACATAGCTCATGACGTGGCTGTGGCGGGCGGATCCGAAAAGCTTCAGGGCCAAAAGCGAGCGTATGGCGCAGGCGGCTGGGACCATCTTGGTTCCTGGAAATCCAGCCTGATCGATAATGTCGTCAAAAGGTATTGTGGCAATAAAGGGCAGAAACAAGAAAAGACCACCGAACTTGGTGCGAAAATTTTGAGTGGATAAATCAATTTGCCGGACATCGGCCACATCGCCGCGAGTCGGCTGTGTACCAGGAAGACGTTCGTCATCCAGTCTTCTTGGCAATTTTGAAAAACCCTCTTCTTTAAGGATATTGGAAATACTGACCGGGCTGATCTCATGACCCTTTGTTTTTAGAATCCTGCCGATGTCATAGATCGATAGGTTCTGCTTGCGCATTGAGATTACCATTTCCCGCACCTTGTCTTTCTTGGGCGCTTGTTGAGGTCCTTTTGCTGAGGGGAGAAAGAATTCACGTTGAGGATTTTGTCGAAATTGGTGGGCAAGAACGCGAAAACTTCCATCGGTATACCCAAACCGCTTGGCAACTTCCTTGCTTGGCAGCTTATCGACAAAAAATGCCCTCAATGCTTCATATTGCCGATGGGTAGCATTGGTCGGTTCAAGGAAAGCGTTAGCCACATTTGTTAATTTATTTTGTTTATCAATAAACATATATCCACTATGTCAAATTATTGGATATATGTAAAGAAGAAAATGAATATGGCCTCAAAGCTTTTATTTAAGCCATATTGCACTTTATAATTGTCATTTAAAGAGAATGAAGTTTATTTTAACTATGTTGCTATATATTTATAAGTTTATCATTATGACTAATAAATTATGGCTTAATCCATGCGTAAAATCAAATCCAACGCAATTAATGTGTTAGCCTGGGTTATACACATGGGAATCCAGGCTAACAAAGGATTGAATAAAATGCGACGGGGAGAGGTCCGGATGCTGCGGAACGTAAAGAGTTAGTGTCACGCCTCATGCAAAAAAAGCACGGGGCGCGCCACTGGACCTATCGGGACTCAACAACGCGCCTGCGGCGGGCAAGGAAAGGGGTTAGGATGCCTGCTCCTTGCAAGTCCGTTGTGGGGCGGCCGGTCACTTTCCGTGATTCCCTGCACCAAATCTAGCGGCCGCCGGGTTTCCCATCTGGAAATTTATGCAATTCCCCAACACTTGCTAAAAGGATAAAAAGTCAATTTGAGGCCGAAGTGTTGTATCGTTCATCCTTTGTTCCAACCTGCCGCGCTATCGCTTGGCTCTTTTTCGGTTTCAAAAAAATAACAGCCCCCTTTTTGTCAAAAGATTGGAAGGGGGCTAGCCGTTATTTATTCAAAACCTCAAAACTCTAAGCGCTCAAAATTCATATTGAATCTTTTCCTCCCATATTTCGTGATGAATGTTTTTTCGGTTAAAAAATCCTTAGTCAAAATGGGTTTTCGGCTGGTCGTTGTTGGGTGTGCTCCTGTCGGTTTGCCGGTATCGGCGGCCAGGTGTCGGTACCAGTTCCAGTCGGCATCCGGCGGCCGGTGTCCAGGCTGTCCGGGAAGGGTGTCTTTTCGGGTTCAGGCGCCCGTGCGCCAGGGGTTCCGGTACATATAAATAAACTCATAACATATTGTATTTATTATATAGTTCATAAAAATGAACCCATTTTGGGCATATCGTTCATTATCTTGTACAATGGCTTAATTGCTTGTTTTGTTAATTATTGTTATTATAACTAACTGATTTTATATAATAATAAACTTATATCGTGGCATAAATTGGCACGCAGCTTGCATTTTCTTATAGTGCCTGGGCGTGTCGGCCAGGCGCAACTTTTCACCATAGGGGGGGTCTTATGTCGCTCAATTTTTGTATGCCGTCCGTTCATTCGCCGTGCGTTCCCTGTGTCAAGCTTCCGCCGTTCGATATTCGCTCCGATGGCGCAACTACAAATCCGCTGCTTTACCTGGGCCATGGTTCCGTTGCTCACCAAATCTTTCAAGCACTCGGGGGCCAGGCGCTTATCAAATGCCTCAAGGCCCGCTATTCGCATGCGTCATCTTCTTCTCTATCGTTATTTTTCGAAGGCTGCAACAATGCCAATTTTATCTTTGTATCCTGCTACAATGGCCATTGTTCCGTCGAGTTCCGCATGGTTTCCGGCTCTCAAAACTCGGTCGTTCAGCGTGTCGAGCATGTCCTGCTCGCCGATCTGTCGGATCTGTTCCGATCTGTCTGTCCGGCTGCACCTGCTCCGCAGCCGTAATGCTCGCCGTGCTCCCGGTGTTTCCGAGGGCGGTTTTTCAATGCTTCCATTTTTCACATATTTCTTCAGGAGGTGCCTTATGCAGCTATCTTTTTTTCCCGCTTCTTTGCCGGCCGGATATGTCCGTTTCTATCCCGATGTTCCCACGGAAATATTTCTTGCCCTGGGCGGTGTGCAGGCGCTCGAAAAAGTTGGGGCGCACAATATCCTCAGCAGCCACAATGCCCTGCAGATCGATGTTTGCGCAGTCAATGGCGTTACCATGATTCATGTCACGCAAAACGCTCACAAGGCATATGATATTTATTTTTATAACGGCAAGGGGGCGTGCGTGTCGTATGCATATCATGTCTATCAATACGAGCTCGCAGGCGTGTTCCGGGCCAGCACCGGGCTGGTTTCTTTCAAGAAAAAGTACATCGTGCTCGATCCGGCCGTTTGCGATGAAGAAGCCAAAGCCGCGTAGTTCAGTCCGTCTGTCAGCGGCATCCTCTCAAGGGCGCCGCTTTTTTGTGTATCATTCACGTTACAAAATGTTGCAACACATGAATTTTCTCTACCATATTATGGTTATATTTATAATAGTTACCACCTACCGAGGCGCAGCCGGGGTTCCCCCATTAATGGAACATAAATGTCGCAATCCACCAGCCCAGTCACAGACGTCAAAACGGTCCTGCATTCACGCCTAAAAAACATCAAAAAAAACTCAACAAAAAGGCAGTCAACTTGTATATACAACATGCACGGCATGGCGCTTAAGGGTAGAAGCAATGTCGTTGCAGGATTATTAAGGGATGGCAAGGATTTTTCACGGGTGTTTCCATAGAGGTATGTGTTTAATAAACATATATACTCAAACAACCAATTTTTCATCTTCCCCGGCAAAGGTTCCGGAACATTACAGTTTCAGGATTAAACGCAACCTTTGCAAAGCCGATAGGCCCGTTGCGGTGTTTCGCCACGATAATTTCAGCAATGCCCCTGTTCGGATTTTCGGGTGACTTGTCATAGACTTCATCGCGGTAGAGAAACAGGCAGACATCGCAATCTTGTTCAATTTGACCACTTTCACGCAGGTCAGACAGCTGCGGCCTTTTGTTGCTGCGTTTTTCCAATTCTCGGTTTAATTGGCTCAGCGCCAGGACAGGAATGCACAATTCTTTTGCAAGACCCTTCAGCGCCCTGGAAATGCTTGCGATCTCGGCTTCACGGTTCCCTTTTACTGCATCGCCGCGCATCAATTGCAGATAGTCAATGACCACAAGGCGGATTCCGTGCCGCTTGTACGCTATCCGCGCCCGCCGTCTGACTTCCGAAAAATGGAGCGCCGGACTGTCATCAACGTAAATCGGCAATTCTGAAACCTCCCCGGCTGCCTGGTTCAGCCGGTCCCAATCATCGGCATACAGTTTGCCGGTGGTCAGCCGGGAAAGGTTTATTCTTGCCCGCCCGGATAACGACCGGTCAGATAACTGGTTTTTTGACATTTCAAGGCTGAACACAATCGCCGGAACGCCGCACCGCTCGGCGATATTCAAGGCAAAGGCGGTTTTGCCCATACTCGGCCTGGCTGCCAAAATTATCAGGTCAGAAGGCTGAAGGCCCCCCAGCACCGCATCAAGGTCACAAAGGCCCGTGGGAAGGCCGGTAACCCCGCCCTTTGTCGCTGCAAGCTCATATCGGTCAAGGCTCTCGTTCACCAGCTCGCTGATACTGGACGCTTCACACGCAGCCCTGCCGAAAATTTCGATTGAAAGAATCTTCCGCTGGTAGTCGTCAATGATTTCAGTGGCATCACAGTTGCAGGTCATCATGGCCTTGATTCCGGCCAATGATGTTTCGATGGTTCTCCGTAGAACGGCTTTTTCTTTGATGATCCCGGCAACCCTTGCGATATTGACGGCTATCGGCTCCAAGTCAAGCTCGGGAATAACGGACAGGGAAACGCCTTCACGCTGTAACGCGGTCATCACCTCGGCCATTTCAAGCGGTTTTTCCGGGTTTCTGACTGCGCACTCCATAAAAACTTTGAAGATCTTCCCATTCCTGGATGAATAGAAATCGCCCGGAGAAAGCAGGTCACCCGAATCGGTCAGGCTTTGGGGATCTCGCAAACATGCCGACAACAAACTCAGCTCGGCTGTTTCGTTATGCGGCAATGATTCTGAAATCATGGTCAATCCTTTGGGTCAGCGTTAAAAGAAAGATCACCCGCCCGGAACTCTCGCATGGGATTCTTCGTCTGAACCCCTGAATGCGTGTATCCGCCCAGTGCCTCGACAAATGCGGAAGGGTCAGGAAACTTGTATCTGTTTGTTGCAAGAACCTGCCGGAAAGCGGTTTCAATATCTTCAGCCGGGTATCCCTTCAAGACATCCGCGTAAAGGTTCACAAGTTTGGGGGTGACTTCACGCGGCCAAACCTCGGCAAAGTCAACCATCATTTCCAAAAGCCGTTTCTTGTTAATCATCGCTGAGCTCCTCCATCATTTTTTTGATGTTCGCCGCATTGTCATATTTTTTGAACCCTGGATTGACACGTTGTGCCCGGTCTTGTTCTTTCGATAGCCAGGAAGAAATGAATTTTCGGACTCCCCGTGAAGTTTTCCGGTTCTTCGGATTGTCATCACACCATAGTGCCATGCGTTTCAGTTGTGCCATGACATCTACCGCCGGGAAAGTATCCTGCCATTTGTCGTAATCTTTTTGAGTGATTCCAAATTCTGTTTTGTCGTTAAGGGGAATTTTAAAAATGAAAACTTCTGTTGGGGTTTCCAGCTCACCGGAAGAAAATTCGCTAGAATTTTTTTTTCTTTCTTCTTCTTTTCTTTCTTTACTTCTTATCCTGTGATCCTTTTCAAAACTTTTTGCAGTTGCTTTAGCTGTTACTTTGCAGTTGCTTTTGTTGTTGCTTTTTTCATCGCCACGATTACAACTATCTGAAATTTCAGTTATAATTTGATCATTTTTGTTGTTGCTTTCGCTGCTTCTTCGGCTGTTACTTTTGTTGTTGCTTTTGCTGTTACTTTGCTGTTTCTTTTTTTCGTCCATGTTCTCCCTGTTGCCAATTCCGATGCAATCCTGGTAAGTACGCCATTTTACAATGGTAATAATTGAAAATCTGTTGTTGCTTTCAACGGTGATGTTCCCGGAATTTTTCAATTTTTGTATTCGTTTATAAAGTCCGCTCTCGGTCATTTTAAGTTCAAGCGCCGCCTTATTTCTTCCAAAAATAAATTGACCCGGTTCTAATTCAATAACAGCCGTACCCTTGCCCGCTGGTATGCTGTAGGAACATTTTTTGAAGTTTGCTCTTAACAAACACCATATCCAAACCTTGAACAGCGCTACGTTTTGAAAAACTTCCGAATTAAGAATTGCCCGGTGTAGCTTGATGAATCCGGTTCCTATTGACATGCTGCCGCCCTCGATGCTGAAAGAAAAATGCAGATCATGATGGCAAAGCAAAACGTTCAAGATCAAGGCGCACAAACCCTGAGGAGTGAGGCGTACTTTTCGTACGCCGCAATGACGAAGGATGCAGTGCAACGCAGAGATTGGACTTTTTGCGAAGCCATCAAAATTTAGATACCTTGAGCATGTTCTTCTTGATGTACTTATCAATGGAGTCTTTCAACACACGCAAGCCGCGAGGCCCGAGCCTGATGGCTTTAAGCTTACCGGATTTGATCAAATCGTAAATGTGTCGTTCGGTGCAACAAAGCTCCTGTGCGGCTTTGTGAACATAAGTAAATTTTCCGATTGTCATGGTTTCCCCTTTTGCCGCTCCATGAATGAGCTGATCACGGTAACTTTCTTTTTAAAGGGAGCCTGAGAGGTGGCGGTCTTCGTCGGTTTTTTGGGATTGCCGAGCCAGAGAAGACCGGCGCGGATAGCGGCGGCGTATGCGTAAATTTCTGCATCAAGTGCATCGTTTCGATCCCGCGTTTTCACCCATTCCAGGTACGGAAAACCGCCTTTTATATGCGTTTCGATTTTTTCAGCAGTCAGTTGAAGAAAATACTCATCCGTAACGGATTCATACCAGTGGTAACAGCAGGGGCCGGGCGTGGTAATATTTTTCAGCCGTCCGTAAAGGGTGGATTTTGCGGTATCGGTTCCGACCGGCCATAATTTGACGCCTTTGGGTATAAGTTTGCCTTTCCAGTTCAGATCCTGGACCGATGGTTTCCCGAGCACGGGTTTATTGCGTGCTCGCTCGCCTTTTACAGCGAATATGCGGCTGTCTTTTTTCCGGCAATAGTTATAAACCTGTTGTGTTTTATAACCTGAATCGATGGCGACACCGACAACCGGGATGCCTGCATCATCGCGCGTGAAGTTGAAAGCAATCAAGTCGTCAAGCTGCATTTCCCATTCCCCGTATATCTCCCCATGCCAGATAAGCCAGGATTCTTCACCGACTCCCCATCCACGGATCACAATCACAATGCGGTTTTCCTGTACGTCAATGCCAAACGTGATGAACACGACACCCGGGGGCGGCTTCATCGGCGGGTAAGGTTCACACCGGTGCCGGAGATCTTCCCATTCCGGTTGTTCCCCGGCAACTTCATAAGGTTCGCCGAGTCGGGTATTTACCCAGACCTTCAGGGCCATGGGGTCATTTTTTGCGTCAATGTATTCTTGAGCGATCTGGCGCCAGGATACAAACCCCGGGGGGGACAGAAGACCACTGATGTGATATCCGCGTTTTTTCCGATTGGGTTGCAGGGGTACCCATTTTCCATTTTTCAACATCCTGCTTTTGTAATGCTCGTTGATTTTTTCACGGCAGCGCATGCAGGTGTACCAGACATCTGTTATCTCACCGTTTTCCGCTGTGTATTTAAGTCCATATTCTTCGTTATTGGTGGAGAAAATAAGGATTTGCACGGTCTCGCAAAAAGGGCAGGGCACGTGATAATACCGCTGGTCGGATTTCTGGAATTCTTTTTCGATCAGGGATCCGCCTTTCTGGGTCGGTGTGCTGATCTTTAAAATTTTTTTCCGGCTGGAGTAAGTATCGGTCCGGCGCTCGGCCAGGCTCACGGGGCTTCCTTCACCGCCGATATCCGGTTCAAACCCATCGATATCATCCAGGATCAGATATCGGATGGAGATATTTCTAAAAGCCGCGCCGGAGTTGCTGCCGGCCATGTACAGTGCGCCGCCGACAAAGTTTTTTGCCAGTACCGTGTTACCGCCGGTGCGGCTTTTTATCGGGTGGACCTTTGCAGCGATCGAGGGGATGCTTTCGATCATGGGGGCGATACGGTTCCGGCTGTGGCGTTCCGCCAGCTCCACGGTAGGCAACATATAAAGTATCGGACCGGGGGCACAGTCGATAATATAACCGATAAAATTGTTTGCCACTTCAGATCCGCCAATCTGCGTGGCTTTCATAACAACGACGTCGTTTACCTCTGTTTCGGTTACCGAGAGTACCTGCATGATCTCCCGCAGATATGGCGTGCGCTTTGTGCGGTAGTTGCCGGCTTCACGGGAAGCAACGGTATTTAAAACCCGTTTCTCATCTGCCCATTCGTCAACAGTGGTCAGGGGATCCAGTTCAAGACCTGCGCAGGCGGCTTGAATAAAAAAAGTGCGGCTATTAATCATCGGAACTGTCTCGGATATGCGTCAAAGCGTTTCGGATTTCATTTTCCAGGATTATCCGGATATTGGCTTCCTTCTTTTCGGCTGCAAGCTGGGCGCTGATTCTGTCGATGATGTTTAACAGACTGTCGCGGGTTTTCCGGTACATTTCAAAGGCGCCTTTCCTGACATCTTCGTCCCGGAGCAATTTTCCGGCCCGTTCCTCATAATCCAGTTTTTTCATTTCGGCGTTATACTGTTCTTTTAACGTTCGAGCTGCGCTAAAGGACATTCCTGCTAACTCAATGGTTTTTGCTGTTTCTGCCTTCTGCCTTCTGTCATCTGTCCGCTGCTCAGGTGGTGTATCCGGGAGGTTCAACCTGGCGATCTTGTTTTTATGTCCGCGGACCACGGGATCTGAATATTTTTTGACATTTTCAACGGCAGCTTCAATGTCGATGATGTATCGCCTGTTGTTGAGCCTGGTAAATGTATCGCCGAAAGCGCCTTTCTGGTGGAGTTGAGAAACACGTCCCTTGGTGACGCCAAGGCGGTTGGCAAGGTCGGTAACGTTCCCGTAATTATCCGGTATAGATTGAAAATTGGTTTTTTTACGGGATTTGTTTTTTGCTTTTTTTGTCACGGAAAACACCCTGGCATTCCGCGCAAAGCATCAAAGCGCATGGCCAGCTCCGGCTTTGTCACCTGGGCGGAGAAAATTTCTACAAGACCGATTATGATTTCCGAAAATTTAGAACTTCTTTCGCTTGATTTCGTACGAGTTCCCGGATATTTTCCGCTGCTTTTTCAATGGCAATCGCATCTGATGGATATTCTTTTTTCAACCAGGACACAGGACAATAGAGGTGTTTATTGTAAATAAGTGAATCAACCCCATCAAAAGATAAACATATCATACAGTTGGATTCTCCACCGAAGAGTGCGGCAGGCATATAAACCTCGCCGGTTTTTTCGTTGCAACCAGCGATCCGCTCGTACTTTGCCAGTCTTTTTTTGACATTTGTGTTTTTGTTGATGACCCAGACAATATCGCACATGACTTTCCCCCTATCTATTAATCATAACGTGGTATTTTTTTTATAATTTCCGGGCTTTTTCGGACCAATAAAAAAGGCTCCTTTTGGTCCGATTCCTGCTGAATCAAAATTTGCCATGACACCTGCCGAATTACCGTCAAGCGCCTCCCGTTTTTAAAATTCCGACAAACACCCCATAAAAAAACATGCGTTTCATGCGGTTCTCCTTTGAGTCATTTTTTTTAAACAGGAAAAAGGCGCTTGGAAAATAAAGCCATAAGTATTGCATCACTCCTTCCGTGTTGAGACTTTTTGAGTTGAAGATTTGGGAAATGCCTGCGTGCAGAAACCAAAGACCTTGACTTGGTATCGGGTCCATCAGCGTTGTGAAGCATGACACGTTGCCATACTTGCGGAGAGACAAGCTCGGTATGCACTTTTTGTGCAGCTAATACTCCGCGGATTAAACCATAATTGATGCCGAATTTGAATGTACTCGAAACGCCTTGCTTCGGCATCGAATGCTGCGCTTCCACAACAACGATTTTGATGTTATAGATTTCTTTCCATTCTGAAATGGTCTCAGATAATACAAATTCATCTTCCCAGTCCAAAATATCGTAGTGGTCATTTTCATTTAACAATGCGCAAGCACCCGTAGCGCCCGGATCGATACCGACCCATGCGTTAAGTTTTGGATCTGAATATTCCATGATTTCTCCAATTCATTATTCAGAAACCCCCGGCCTTGATTCTGTTTCCCAGAAATGATTTTTCCTGACTGGAACTGGATTGCGACAGAATCTTTATTATTGCCGTTGACGGGCCGGGTCGCCAGCGGGGAGGCATCCAGTCAGATTAGCCGTTAAAACCTTTCATATCCGTCAGGTTCTGCACCATCAGGGATCCCAGTATTTCCGTCTATTTGAGCTTCAACCATTTCCATCATGCGAGTCAGTATTTTTTCGCAGTCCTCTACTGTGTTCGGCATAACACCAAGTTCTTTTTTTGTCTCAGCATACTCATTGGGGAACTCAGCCTTTCGTGTCATCAGGTTTTTGTACTGGGGGGTGTAACTCAGGGGCATAGCGGCTGCGCTTTTTTCCGATGCCGGTATTTCCGGTGCGGGCGCTTGTGGGCCCGCAAGTGGCCAGGGCTGATTCGGGTACAATTTTACCCACTTTTCAACCGCTTCCATCCGCAAGTCTTGCGGGCAGTGCCGGAATAAATCAAGGTTCTGGAAAACAAAAGTTGAAAAACCGGGGCCTTTCAGGTTTATGTACCGGGTCCGGAAATCATTCCATACCACGGCATCACTCCGGGGGCACTGGTGGTCAGTTACGTTTACTGGCCTGCTTGCCGGATCCGGAGCAGGAGTTGGCGCCGTCGTTTCCGGGGCAGCCGAAATCACTTTTTCATTCTCCGGTTCTTTTTTTGCCGAGGCTTGTTTCGACACCCAGGTCTCAAACGCTTTGATAAATTCATTCCAATTTCCGACTGCACGGTTTTTAAGATCGTCAACACTCGCACTGTTGGCTTTTGCCGTAAGAACAACAAATTCAACGAGCTTTTCCTGGCCTTCCGGGTACTGTTCTGCCGCAAGAATATCAAAAGCGTTTTCATCAATACTTCCGCTTCCCGACAATTCGGTTTCTGCCGGGGCCTTTAACTGATACTGTTCATGCCCGTCATTGCCGACTGTAGATTCCAAAACAATCGCATCGCTGTTTTCTTCGATGGTCCGGATTCCCTTCAGGAAATCCGCGAACTGATCCCGCATGGCGAAATTGCGTGCTTTAAATTGCATCATACGATTCGTCCATCTTTTCCACGGGCTTTCAGGTTTCACCTGATCAAAACCGGCCTCTAACGCCTCAGCCCACGAATATGAACCGGTAACCGCTTCAGAACCCTTTCTTTTCACCCGACAGAAATACGTCCAGCCGGGTTTTTTCCGCTCACCTTCCGACCATTCCTTGAATTCTTCAAGCAGTCCGGAAGACCGGACAATCGCAAGGGCCGCATCGCCGTAAATACCAGGCCGCCCATTTATTACAGCAATGTTCTGAACGCTCGCCATCGGTGACAATCCGATTTCCGCGCCCATCTGCATGGCCACGAAAACGGCTTCCGGGGTTTCGATCGATTTGGGCATCAATCCGGATGCCGCCATGATTTTGGCAAGCCGGATTGCCTCGTCAATTCCCCTCGGGGTTATCCCGAAAGACCGGCTTTGTACCGTCGGTAAACTTGCTTCCATAACCCACCTCCTTACTTTTTACGAAGTCGTCATGCTTTGATGATTGCAGATTCTGTTTCATAGATTCGAATTCCCGGAATTTCCCGGATTCCGCTTTTGACGGCCTGGTTCACGGAAACCTTGTCAACCATAAGATATTTTCCAGGAATCAGACTGATGTCCAGAACATCCCAAACCCAATCTTTCCGGAGATGCACGGAAGACCCGGTTTCCGAGCGGAAAACCTTTTGAACCGGGACCACTGGAGCCACCACAATCGGAGCCAATACTTCATCCTCGATCGGCTTGACAGATTTGCCGGTCTTCACTGCTTTCCGCGCCTCAGCTTCCCGCTGGGCGTTCAGTGCCGCTGCCCGTGCATCCAGTTCCTGCTGTATTTTTGCGGCTTCCATTCGCGCACGTTCCTGAGCCTCCCTTTGCTGCATCTGGACCTTGGTCATGTGTGCCTGGATGCCGGCTTTCAACTTCCTGTCAATCTCGTCAAGAGTATCCTTAAAAACTTTGACGAAATTATTCACAGTCTTTACAAACTCACTCGGCGCCTCGATAACCTCTTTGCGCTTTTTCTCGATCGCTGTTGCCAGTTTTTTTGCTTGTCCGGCCATTGTGATAGCCCCGTTTTGGCCGGCTTCATCTGTTACGACATGTGCCAGGGCCTGGGCCTTCATCCGCTCGATTTCAGGCAGGTACATCTGTTTCAATACCCGGCATGCATGGGTCGCATTGATGCCAATCAATGCCGGCGGAACAGGTACAGCCGGCGCTTCCTCAACCTGTTTTACCGCTGCCATGAAATCCATTCGCCTTACCTCCCTTTTTTAAAGTACCTGTAAGCTCCAAGTGCGTTCAGAAATGCAGCCCAGGGTTCTCCGTCGATATCGACCTGTGTCAATATCGGGCTCCCGCCTGACTTCCTCAGCCGAACGGCAAGTCCGCGCTTGATATCATATCCGCCTTCCTTTGCCAGATGTGCATATGCCGCTATTTGGGGCAGCCACGTTTTTGATGCTGACATCGGCGTTTTGTAATCGATGACTGTCAACCGACTATCACCCTTCATTCTAACGATTGCGTCCGGGTGCCCCATGTAGCCGAGTTTGGTGTTGATCAGCTCGATTTCGATGGCCTTAAACTCCATCACGGCCCGATCTGTCCAGCCCAGAAAACTCTTAAAAAAGCCCTTGTCTTCCTGCCGCAGAAAACAATCCGCCCACAATCCCCGGGCATGCACTGCACATGCTGCATGGACCCGGTTCCCGCGCTCAGCCGCTGCCGCCAGGACATCCGGCCGTATCCCAGAGAAATCAGTGAACGGAGACAGGATGGTTGTTACGGATGGAAACTTCATCTGGCGATAATTGCCGCAAATAAGACAACTGACTCCGCCGCTACCTTTACAAATTCGCACCTTTCATTCATCGTTTTTCAGCTCCCTTCTTCGTTCCGCCCGTTTCCGGCTGGCACTGCAGGCATGGCGCCTTCTTTTCCCTGAACGGCATCCCGGTCCGCGGGTCCACAATCGGCACGCCGGATCTTTTCTCGACAGCCGGCAACGTGGCCCGCACTTCCTGTTTGATCAATTCCAGTTCCTTCATGGCTTTATTGATCAGAGACAACAGGATTTCGGCCTGCCCCATCGGTTGTAATACCATTTTATTACCCCTATTTTATTGACCCGGACGCCCTTAACGGCAATAATTTAACCATATCGGGATGGGCTATAAGGACAGGGATTCCGATTTCCAGGCAGGCGCGGACAAGTTCGGATAGCGAACAGTCCAGGGAATTTGTTGCTGTGTTGACGACACCAAGTAACCGGTCATCAATCTTGATATTGAGGGGATTGTTTGTCTTCATGGCTCTACCTCCAAACCCAAACACGCATTCAGAACATTGCAATTGCATAGGGATACTCCTGGTTTAAGGATTTATTGCAAATAGGGTTTTGAATTTATGTATAAGAAATGTTTTCTTTCCTGTTTTTGGCGTTTTTTCGAGCAGTATTAAAAGCGTCAACAATTTGCACCTTGGTCATTTTCTTTCAAGTTGGTAGAATTCATCTCTTTGCACCCGCATGTTTTGGATGATACGGCGCAGGATATCGGGTGGGGCTTCGAGCCATTGTTCTGGGGTTGAACCGGTAACAGAGGCAAGTCGCTTGGCGGTTTTCCAACCAGATCGTCTTTTCCCGCTGAGAATTTGGGATAGCATCGACTGACTGACATTTGCCATTTCAGATAGCATTTTTTGCTTAATATTATTCATGGATGTATTTATTATTTCACATATGCGATATTGTCAATAAAATAATATTACATTTGAGATATTAAATACATTTATTTTACCATGGCTATAATTTACAATTGTAATATTATGAAAGAAGACGACGACGACGATGACGACTCTTGTTTTTACATTGCGTTTAAACATCATCTTCCTGAAGGAAAAAGGGATGGTGTCCAAAAACGAATCCATCATGAAACCGGCATAAGCCAATCAATGCTTTCTCAAATTTATTCTGGGACAAGAAATGCGGGGCTGAAAAATCAAATTAAAATTGCTAAAGCGTTTGGTTTTTCATATGACGAATTTGTCGATCTCGGCAGATCATTGCTCGAAACTGGCTTTCCCCCACCCGAAAAGATAGCGGGGAATCAGCCCCTATCTCAAACCCACAACCTTGTTGTCCAGGTTAATTCCAAGGCTGACAAGGACCGTTTAAATGGTATCAGCGAATATTACAGAGGTATCCCCCTATACGAATCGGGAAAGCTGTCGGTTGGAGTGAAGGGGCTGATTTTTGATCCAAATGAAGAACCGGCATCAACACTGATCGTTTACAAGTCTGAGCTTCATGGGCATGTAAAGCATAATCTCAGAGCGCTTAGAGTCGGCGGGGACTCTATGAAGCCAACCGTTGTTGAAGGGTCAATCATCGTGGTTGACCTTGACGATAAAGAATATGCCGATCGAAAAATATTTGTTGTCAGGACAGCAGATATGATAGCAGCCGTAAAGCGTGTTGGAAAATGGGAACAGGGCTTTTATCTTGTCAGTGATAATCCTGACTTTATTCCCGAACCAACTGGGCTTGATTGGAATGAATTGTGCGTTGGAAGAGTGATTTGGCAGTGGAAAGATATGAGAGATGCTTGATATTATTCTCCGGACCGCTTTTTGATTTCATGTCTGTATCAGGTTCATCGGGAATGCTGTTGACAATCGTAAAGCATGTATTTACACTTTAAGTATGATAAAAGTTTCAAACATAAAGGAGTTAGGATGACGGTAGACAAATGCTTTTCACTTGTTCGGGCATTGCGGGGGAGTGTAAAGGGATTTGCCAGGAACCGCTGGCCGGTAAAATGGGCAGCTGCCAGGCTGAGAAAAGCAACGCTTGAAAAGATTGCCGCAGCACTGAAAATTGATTTTGGACAATTAAAGATATAAAAATATGGTGAAAAATGCAGAAAAACGACATAACCATGACCGTAAAACTACCCATAAGGGTTATTAAAAAAGATCGATGGTATGTGGCATCATGCCCGGTTTTGGATGTTTTTTCCCAAGGAGACACCGAAAAAAAAGCCACGGATAATCTATCTGAAGCATTGTCGCTGTTTTTGATTTCATGTTTGGAGCGGGGGACTCTTGAACAGGTTCTCCGGGAGTGTGGCTTCAATTCCGTAGGTCCGGCAATTAAGAAGAAAATCATGACGACTTCAAGAAACAAATTCATCGACATTCCACTGGCGTTGTTGTCTAACCAAAGGTGTGCGGACAATTGCCACGCATAAATCCTGTTCATTGGAAAGTTTTGGAGTGCATTTTTTTAAAGGCTGGATTCGTTTTTGAAAGGCAGAAGGGAGACCACCGGATTTATACCCGAAAAGATTGCGCCAGACCCATTGTGATTCCGGCATACAAAGAGGTGGATCAGGATATTATTCATTCCAACATCAGGAGCGCACAAATTTCCCGGGAAGAATATTTTCAATATCTTCAAGAATGTAAATAGATGAGCCTCTTGCAAAACTTCTTCAAATTGCCTCTTCCGTCCATTGCTGACAGGTACCCGCCATGAGTGTCCATCAACGCAAAGACGGCCGCTGGTTCGTCCAGTATCGGGAGGGGGAAAAACTAAAAAGGGAATTCTTCGGCCGGGGTCTTGACGCTGAAAAAAAGGCGATTGAACGGAATAATGCCCTGAACCTGCATGAATACCGCACCGGAAACGATGAAAGAAAATTATCCCCGACATTTTCTGAGCTTGCTAATGCTTATCTTGAATCCCGGGCAAATTATATGCAGCCGAGCTCTTTATCCGCCCTGCTGTACAAGCTTGAATCCGTGATATCTCCCGAGCTGGGGCATATACAAGTTGCACAGATAACCCATTACCGGATAGATCAATTTGTTGCCAAACGACTGAAGGCCGGCAAAAAAAAGACCACGATTCACCGTGACCTGACAGACATTCAGGCAATCCTGAACTGGGGTGTAAAACGAAAATTCATCTTGAGAAATCCCCTGATTGGGTATGAAAAGCCCAAACGAGATGATGAAATCATACAGCCGCCTTCCCAGGATGAAATCAAATCGATCTTGAAACATTCACCCGCGCACCTGGTCCGCGCAATCAATATCTGTTATTATACCGGACTAAGGCCAGGGGTCAGTGAGCTGCTCGGTCTGAAATGGGATGATGTTGATTTAACTGCAGGGACAATCTTCATCCGCTCCGCCCAGAAAAACGGGCTCAAATTCCGGGTGATCCCCCTGCATCCGTCGTTTTGTTTACAGCTTGAATCCTGGAAGAAAGAAGATGTGGAATTAAAATGCGGGTTCATTATTCATTATGGGGGGAAAAGGATCGACTCTTTGAAAAAATCTTATGCATCGGCAAAAAAGAAGGCAGGGGTTACAAGGCGTCTTCCCCTGTACAGCCTCCGGCACGCCTTCGCTACCACCTTGCTTCAAAACAATGCAGACCTGAAGGCGACATCCGAACTTTTGGGGCATTCCAGACCGGACACCACCATGCGGGTTTATCAGCATGTCCGCCCCGAGTTGCACCGGGATGCCATCAGCCACTTGCCGGATATCTCCCTTGGCAGCCCAGTTAACTTACCTGTCAGCGTCAAAAACAACGCCACCGACACGATTGGACATACAAATGTATGTCCAGAAATTTAA